AAGTGTCTACAGCTATTGGTGTAGTTGCGGTTATAGATGCTACACCAGATACAGCAGCGGCTAGAGTAGACTTCTGAATTTTATGCGTAGTGCCAGCACTGATGTCAACTATGGGTATAACGTCATCATCAGCAAGGTCAACGCCTGTTAGTTCTGTTAGTTCTGTGATCTTCTTATTTGTAGCCACAGCTTATTATCCCTCTAGCCAAGTCACGTTCACTGTTGCGGTTCCTGATGCAGTAATTGCTGCAACCTTGTCACCTTCTACCACTGTAAATATTTCAGGACCACCTGCGTTCATCTGCACAGAACCAGCCACAGTTGCTGTAGGGGTAGCGCCTTGACCACCTTTGATCTCTACATACGCTAGTGCGCTAGAGGAGATTCGTGCTTTTGTCACTTGTGCTGGACAAGCTCCTGTACGGGTAGCTCCTGACGTTGTAGTAGCCGCCAAGTTCTCGCTTGAGTTTACTCTATAGTAATTGTTTTGTCGTGCCATGTTTAGTTACCTCAGTTAGCTTTAACATTTTCCCCGGAAGACATTTCAAACCCTAGTTCAATGCCCTTTAGTTTCAACTCTTCTCTCTTGAGAGCCATAGTATGTTCTATCTCTGCTCTCTCCAGTTCCAGTTTTGCTGCTTTAATTTCTGCCTCTTTAACCTTAACCTGAGCCTCCACCTGTGATGCCTGAGCTTCCATCATTAAGGCTTGTGCCTGTGCTTGCATTGCCTGTTCCTGCACGTTAGGTTCTGGAGGTTCTTCAGAAGGTGGGCTTATAAATTTATCTACATTTTTAATACCCATCTCATCGGCAATTTCACGCATAAGATTATAGATGTTATCAGGGTTGATAATTCCTTCGGTCTGTTGAGCTACCTTCTCTACTAGTTGAGCGTAAGTAGACAGGTTGTTCATACGGATGTCCTGATCTCCGTAACCTATTCCTACTTCTATATTTACATCTAGGTCTTCTCTCCAACTTGACGGGTCAATTTCAAAATATTGATTCTGCACCCGTACTATCTTCTTCCTGTTTTCATATCTTTGAATCAGGTTGTATACAGATTTGAAAATGTTACGCACACCTGTATCGGCAAATATACGGGCTATTAGTTCTATACGGCCTTGAGCATTGTTCAGAGCCCCTGTAATAGCTCCTGTGGTTACATGGGACTTTAGTACATCTGCTGGTAAACCTTGCGTAGTTGGGTTAACTCCTGTGCGACCTGATTTGATATTGTCCCAGTATTCCAGCATTTCAAAGCTGTAGTTTTGCAAGGCTGGTGTTTGTATGGGCTGTAGAGCCTGTGGGGAACGGGTACGAACTATACCGCCGGGTCTGTTGGTCAGTAAGTCATCTATGTTGACCTGACCTTCTACAACTTGGAACCTGCCGTTGTTGGCTAGGTACATATTATCCAGAAGATTTCTAGTCAGGGTAGAACGTATTAGCTGGATGTCCTGTACTGTTTCTGCTACAGACAGTCCGTAAAACTTATGAGGTATTGGTATTGGGCAGACTGTGCTAAACGGTTTGTAATCTATTGGCTCACACTCTAAGACTTCGCTACCAGCGTGAGTAACCTTGTAGAATACACTTACATCACCTTCTTCGGAATCCAAGTTTAGGTAAGATTCAAATACCTCTACTAGCTCTTCCGAATCTCCACGGTTCTCCGCTGTGTAGGTATCTGTAGAGTCGTATGAGTGTCTTGCTGTGTATTCTTCGCTTGTAGATATACCGTCTACAGATGTACTTGACGCTAGTTCTTCTACTATTTCCGGGTCAAAGCCCATTGCTATTAAATCGTTGCGAGACTTGTGCGACCTGTGGCAGATAAAGGTAGCGTCTTCTACAGTCTTGGCTCCAGCGTTGATTAGGAACTCTTCAGGCGGTACGTTCTCTATGGTAACTTTACCATCTACGCTTCTACGCAAGAAGACCGCATCGTGAGTACGCTCTTCCATTTCTACCATTTGTCCTGTCATTGGGTCAGGGACAGGGACCATTTTAGTCATTTCCGTGTGCTGATCTAGCTCTAGGTTCTCGTCCTGTTCTAGCAGCCTAAACTCGTTATCGCTCAAGTTTTCGTAATCTTCGGAAGTGACCTTTTCTTTTTCTTCCCAATAGTGCTTGACAATTCCTACTTTATTTATTAGAGCGTCTAGGAACAAATTATACAGGATCATAAAACCATTGTTCTGTTTGTGGAACACATGGTTTACATACTTGGTAGCTTGTTCTGCTACCTCCTCATCTTCTGGCCCTTCTGGTTCAAATCTTACAGCCCTGTCTCCAGCGGTGAATACTCGCATCAGAGATGGCATCATCCACATGATTGTATCCTGAACATCGGTTACAACCACTTGAGAACGTCCGTCCTCCTCGTTACCGAAAGGTTCGCCATAGAAATACTCCATAGCTTTCTCTCGCTGTGCGCTGATTTCGGAGTCCTGAAAGCCAGAACTTGAATTTATCTCGCCCTCTATGAGGGCTATAATTTCTCTATCGTCAAGCTCAATAGCCATAGACTAGTAATCCACTGGGGAACGGGGAGTTATAGCACCACTAGCTTTAGGATTCTTAGACCTAGAAAATGGGTGATTTCTACCTATCTTTTTATTAACAGTTTTGGCTAAACTTCCTACAACTTTAACATCGTCATTAGCCAATAGTGTAACTAATCTATTAGATAGTTTTCCCATTGTAGACTGCTCGTTATCGAAAAAGGTCTTAAATAGTCGGTTTTTTGCTTTTAGTTCTTGTGTAGCCTTTGTATCCTCTTCCCCAGTTTCTCTGTTTATAACTTTCAAGGTTACCGACTTTTTCTTTTTTGGCATCAGACTACTCCTGCGTATGAATATTCGATTTCCTTATTGAAACCGTATTTTTTATAGTGCGTCTTAGTTTTTAATTTCTCTCCAAAGCGTTCCACAGATAGGGCTGCGTAGCGCATAGCACTCAGGAGATCATCTTTTAGCGGAACCACCTTGCCATTCTTTCTATGGTAGAGCCTAAGTTCTTCCACGGTTTCTGTGCAAGATTGGAAAATTTGTAGCCTACCTGTTTCAAACCTTTGCAACAATTCGCTAATACCAGCTTCAACTGAATTATTACCACGCACTGCTCCCTCTGCTAACGGGTTGGTAAAATGCTCTGGTAACATATACACTCCCAAGTCCCTATATTGCTGTGCCAGTTGCACTCCACTGCCTTTATCGTGCTGTAACCCGTCATGTGGGAAGGCTACAGGTATTCCCGGTGTTCTGGAGTTGATTACTGCTGCGTGGGTCAGCGGTGTTTCCTTGCTCCTTCTATACTCATCGTAGATGTAGATAATATCGTCATCTGGGTCAAAAGCTACCCAACTTACAGCGGTAGGGTGGTCAAATCCGAAATCTATTGCTGCCAAGCGGGTAAAGTGGTCTGGTATCTCAAAGTCTTCGCATATTACGTCTTCTTCTGATACTGGATAGACTAAACCAGAACCAAAGACAGGTATACCCTTTGAGCGCATCTCCCGTTCCGCAGGGCTATATACAGCTAGGAGTTGTTCCTTTGTTTTCTTATCTAGGTGATTGACATCATCCCATGTTGCTGTGCAGAGAGACTGACCCGGCTTCAGGTCGTTCATAAAAGCTGTTACTACGTTGGTCATCCCCTTTTCCGGGGTAAATGTCATGTAGACAATTCCTCCCGTATCGGCTGTTCTGGTGATACACTGCGAGAAAATTTCCTGCCTAGGTTCCTCGTCCAGCCAAATGACATCTACTGCCTCTCCCATAAACTTTTCAAAACCCTGCTCGTAAGCTTTGAAACTTATATGGGAATTACCCCCCGCTTTATGTCTTACAAGAGCAGAGCTATACGCATTGGGAACACCCGGTTTACGGATTGTTTCTACAATGTTGTCTAGCGGTATCGCCCCTTTCCCCTTCTGCGTAGGGTCTTGTGGTACGCCGAAAAGTTCTCGCTGTATAATATCTCTAGTGGTATCATTACTTTCCCCTGCCACCCATACTCTAACTGGTTTTGTAAACTTACGCCCCTCCCACTTTTTTGGGTAGTTGCCCGTTAGGTGGTAGGCTGTTTCCACTGCTCCGCAATAGGTTTTCCCCACCCTGTTTGCAGCCATCAGGATTCGCTGCCTACACTCGTCACCCTCTTTGTGAAACTTCCGTTGGTACGGGTACGGTTTGTAGTAGTTGATACGGTTTGTCTCTACTCGCCGCTGTTTCTCTTTTAGTAAGTCTAAGACTTCCCGCTTGCTCAATCTGGCTTCTTCCGCTTATTTTTGATAGGAACCACGTTGTTTTGAGACATCAAATCACTGATTTGCTCGTTTAGCTCTGTGTCTGAAAGGTCTGTAACGTCCCTTACGGTAGTCTCCTGTTTCTGTATAGCGTCGTAACCAGCACGAGAGAGGATATCTCTGGCAGCGTTGAGTCTGACGTTCTCGCTCTCTGCTGAGCGCATTAGCTCCTCAAGAACATTAAGAGCCATAGTGGAAGTTTCTCCGACTCTCTGCTGTATGCGGTGTTCAATGTGGAGCCAAAGGTGTCTCTGGAGCCGCTTTGACCTGCTTTTGTTAGCATTTTCCGAATCACCTTTATACCCGGCAGCGTAGAAAGCATCTATAGGTTCCTGCTTATTGTCCACAATATTGGTTACAAAGGCTTCTTCTTTGTCGGTAAGAGTCTTGGTAAGTAGTTTAGGGTTTATATTACTTAACCACTTCATAGAGATTCCCTTCTTGATTCAAAATGTAAGGTTTCCCTTATTTAACCCTATTATACTACTAATAAACAATAATGTCAAACAATATTTTCACTCCCCCAAAAATGAACGAATAGGACAATCACTACTGGAAAAGCATCGGGGGGGTCGCGTGTGGCACAATTGTCACACTGTTGCGCGAATGAGACAAGATTGTTGCAAAGTTGTAACACGGTGTTGCAAAATTGTCACAGGTGTGTGTGTGCGTGCATACGATAACCTAAACATAGGGAATCAAAGTAATTCGCTAAGTTATCAGTTATAGAATTAATGCTATAATTTAATCTTACAGTATTCGGGCTCTAATAATTAATCGCCACTAACATGCCACTATGTTGACATTATTGCGCCATGATACTATTCTAGTATGCAGACTGTTAAATAGAACAATGTCGAAACGGAGTAATGAGACAATGCTATATAAGAAAGGTAACACGGTTCCGTTAAAAGATGGAACCAACGGTGTTAGGTTTAGCGGCTATGAAATCCTGGGTTATAAAATAGCCGGGCTCTATAGAAAGAGAGAAAGAGCCTACCGACTAAAGTATAGGCAAAGCCGCTTTAACCCAGAGAAGAAAATTGCAGAAATGCAACCTAGGTTCCAAATGGTTAGGGGCGCAACTTTTCGACAGTTCCATATTGGAAAGCGTACCCTAGCCTTGGAACTTAGGGTACCAACTTATATGCGGCACCTACACAACTTTGCCAAGCACTTACCCTCAACCAACTAACAATGGAGCCCGGAGAGCCCAATAAGCTTTCCGGGTAATTTTTGCTATGAGAAACCCAATGGGAAAAACACGGAAAACTCACGAGCCCTACGCTATTTTCAAAGCGGGTGGTATGGAATACCGTGTTGTCAAAACTAACCAACTTCCTAAG